GATGATGATACCATCCTAACGTTTTATTGTTCTGAATCAAATATTCTTGTGTCGGATACGTGTTGTCAGTTTTCTGCCAAATATATTCCATTATTGCAAAGTATTCACTTGCGTATTTTCTGAAATAATCTTTACGCATGATGTAAGTTGTCTCATAGTTTACATGGTTACCTTGAAACCAATCAATCGATTTCTTATACTCTGGAAATAATTCTAGAATTCCTTCTATAAACAAATCCCAATATTCTTGTGGCTCAGATGCCAAATATTGTCGTTCAACTGACCAGGGTATAATCGAACGTGTATTTGTTATTATATCATAACTGTCCAGAATATCAAGTGCTTTTTCTTTCTGAATGTCGGAAGAAAGAAAATTAATATGATTTGGGTCTGTTGGATAAACAATCTTTGCGGTGTCTACATCTTCTGGCTGTGCGCCTTCTATTAACAGATAGCGACGGTAGGTTGTGCAGCCAATGTAGTCTGCATTACAATTTTTCCAAAGCCAATATTCGGTAGCTTGTTGTCCCATTGCTTTCAAAAAATTCTTTTCAGAAACGTCAGGATAATACTTTTGATATTTCTGAATGCGGTCTTCTGCTAATGATGTGTTGATTGAATATTGTTCGAACTGAGGATTTTGAAATGCAACATCACCAGCATGAGATACTTTCATCCAAGAAGAATGAAAGTTAAAAGGATAGTCACTGTGAAAGTGACTCAACGTCAAAATAGATTTCATAATTTTAGGTTATTTAAAGTGGGGCTTGCGCCCCACTGTATTACGCTGCTTTTTTCTCTTCTTGTAGAAGTTGAGGCTCAAAGAATTTTAGTTCGTTACCAATTTCAATACGTTTTGGTTTCTGATGTTCTGGAATAATATTGATAAGACCCACACGCAGAATACCATCTTTGAGTTCTGAACTGTGTACTTCGATAGTATCAGCAACAGTAATTGTTTTTGTAAAATTACGTGCAGCAATACCTCTATGAAGATATGTCGCTTGTCCCATCTCATCTTCTTCTTTGACACCTTTAATTACAAGAGTATTTTTTTCTCTAGTAATTTCAATGTCATCTTTGCTGAAACCAGCAACTGCAAGTTCAACAATGTAGCGATTCTCATCTACTCTGATAATATTGTGATATGGAAATGTGTTGATTGTTTGTTGTGCTGGCGTAGTAGACAACAATTTCTCAATATCGTCAAAGAAACGATCAAAGCCTAAAGTTTGATGTAGTAGTGGGCTAATACGAGTGATAGTCATAGTTTTCTCCTTAATTAAGCAAGTTAAATTACGTGACCCCGAAGGCATCACGACTCACTTGGCAACCGTAAACGCTGTACGATTGACAAGATAAGTTCGATTGGGATTAGATAATTGAAACACACGAATAAACTCATTGTTTCCTTCACGCATTACATCATCATAATCCCTAGTATACACTTCTTCTTTGGTATACTTATTAATTAGTTTCACATGATTGGCTTTCACTTTATTCATGACAAGTTGTCCTTAGTCAGGTCTACCTTTTTTACCTATATTATATTTAGCAACAAGTTCCCAATCATCTTTTTCTTTAAAAGAAATAATTTTAATTTGATGAATTGGTGCCATATTTTCTTTTAGTATATCATAGTTTACAATCTTTAGCAAGCCCCATTCTTCAAGTAAATTAGCAATTGCATTTCGTCTTTGTATATCATTTTCGGTAATAGTTGACAGTTTACCGTCCAGTGCAAACAATTCTTTAAAATGAACTATGTAATATTTACCTTGTTTATGAAGAATGTGACAGGATTGATAAAGAACACGTTCTTTTCTACTCGACACTCCAATACGTGTCAAAGTTTCACGAACTTTTAAAAAGTCATCTTCATGTTTTAGAACGACTTCAACGAATTTGGATAAATCAACCATATCATTTTCCTAATCCACCTCTATGGGTTTCTTCTTTTATTTGTTGGATTTGTTTTTCGCTAAGAAGGCGCAAAGCTTCTCTTGCTTTGGAATTAGACAGGCCAAAAGCCAGTTTGATACATTCCAAATCATCGTTTTTTTCTGCCTTAGCCCACTTCGCAAACGGTCTTTTCATAGACCTTATGGTATTTAGTAAAAAGTCGTTTTGAAGCTTTTTGTCCAGGTGATGCCGACGATTCATCTCGTTGGCAAAAAGAACACAGTCACTATGTTGAGACAAAGCACGATTGGTCAGAAAAGGTTGATAATCTTTCTCGGACAAATCGTCAACAATCAGTTGCTTTTTGGACTGAAGAATAGCTTTAACGTAGTCAAATGGGTCGCTCATTTAAACTCCACGTTGGCCATCAGTTCAGTCAGACAAGCAACAAGATTGATTTCTTGGTCAGCAACGAATGCTTGTTTATATTGATAGTCTGCAATGATAACTACTGCTTGTGGAATACTCTGAGGCTTTGCAATGTCATACAAAGCATCATATAGTTTACGAAAGAATGTCGTGCTATCAATATCAGTTGTCGCTGCCCATTTACGGACGGACGTAAAGTCTTTTTCTTTCAGATGTTTGACAATCTGTGAAATAGAAATGTCACCAATCTGAGAGAGGATGCCTACATCAATCTTGCCGAGTTGAGAGTAGCGTTGTAGTTCATTGATAGCACGACGAAAATCTGGAAAGTGTTTTTTGATAAGTTCAGCAATCACTTTCTCATCATATTCTACTTTTTCTGTGTTTAGTATGTGTGTGATGCGTTTGAAAAACGCTGATGCCATTTTGGTTTTTTCACCATTCTGCAAACGAAAATCGATTACAGCGCACCGACTGTGTAGTGGCTCAATGATTCTGCTTTTGAAATTACAAGTGAAAATGAATGAACAGTTTACTGCAAACTCTTCAATGGCATTTCTTAGAATTGCTTGTGCGTTTGGAGTTAGATAGTCAGCTTCATCTAGGATGACAACTTTACGACCACCAGTAAACGACATTGATGATGCATAGTTCTTGATTTTTACACGAATTGTGTCAACACCATTCTCATCAGAACCATTGAGAATCATGTAGTCGCAACCGATTTCGTTGCACATTGCTTTGGCAATTGTTGTCTTGCCTACGCCCGCCCCACCAGTCAGAAGAAGATTTGGTATCTCCTTCTGCTGTACGTACTGTTGAAAAGTTTCTTTCAAGCGTTCTGGTAGAATGCAATCTTCTACCGTTTGGGGACGATAACGTTCGGTCCACAGGAGATGTTCCATTGAATTTCCTCACAATAATCATAATAAAAAAAATAATACTACTGAGCAGTGTTAAGTCGAGCTACAACATCAAGAGATGACCCCTCAACAATAATAACTCCTGTCATAGTATCAATAATACTAGAACCATCTTCTTCAAAAACACTTACAACATAACGATTATCAATCGCTACGGACTTTCCATCCGTATCAGTAAACCATACTAACATTATTCACCCTCGTATTTTGAACCAGTTTCAGTTGCAATCCAGTATTGAAGATTCAATGTTTTATGTTTAAAGTTTGAAATACCTTTCGATGAAATCTTAACATCATAAGCACCAGAAATCATTTTAAGATTCTCAACCTTAAACAACATCTTGAACTTCTTGTTGCTGGTTGCAATCTCAAGTGATTCTGTATGTGCTGCATCATTCTGTGGGTCAAATGTTGTCACAGAAAGTTTTGAGCCATCAGATTCAATTGCAATGAACGGTGAAGAGAGAACTGACGCTGCTTTAAGAATCCAGTCAAAATCTTCCTGATTCAGAGTAAAAGAAATCTCTGGCTCAGGCATTGCAATTGCTTTATCTGGTGCAGCAACAAGCATATGTGGCGCACAGAATCGATACTTGATTTTACTACGACCCTGTAGACCAGAAATCAAAACATTATTGTCTTGAAAGTCTAGGACTGGATCATCTTTGTGTAGAGAAAGAACTGAGAGAAAATTGTTCAAATCAAATACACCAAAGTCTGTAGGAATTTCTTCATTGATTGTTGCTTCAGCCATTACGTTCTTTTGACTAGACACTGTACGGAGTGTCTTACCTTTTTTGAACATAATACCTTGATTGATTGTTGCAAAATTCTTCAGCAACGTAAGTGTGTTATCAGAGAGTTTCATAATTTATTTCCTTGTCAAATCGTGATTGTGTAATGCAAGTATAGCATAGTGAACAACTTTCATCAAGTCATCTCTATTGTAGCCATTCTTTTTACCGTATCGCTGTGTATACTTCAAAATATTTCCAATAAAAAATCCTTCACCGTGTCCAGAATCAACGATGAATTCTGATGCTTGGAATTTATTTTGAGCATAATGTTGACCATATGTCTTATCGATATATTCTTTCAATTCTTTAAGAATACGGTCTTCACTAAATTTATAGTTAATAGATTTATTCAAAGATGATATATCAAAGGTTTCTATTTCAAGTTTTTCATCATCAACAACCTCATACATTTTATCATAAACCATTATAGTTTTCCTGTATATTGTGCAACAGCAGGCATATTACCAGTGAATGCATATGTACCAATGTGTTGAGTTCTCATCCAAGGACATAACCAAACTTGTCCACCAATCTTACGCCACATTTGGCAGAACATGTAATCTTCAGATAGATAACGGTCAGAACCACCACCAGTATAACTGTCAGTAGTATCAATCACTGTATCAAAGTATGCATGAATGTAACGTGAACCATCAAAGTGTGCTTGTCCAACATGGTCTGGCTTGTAACGAATCTTTGGAAATTCTGTTGCAAGCTTTTCGAACACATGACGCTTAATCATCATATGACCAGTACCAATCTCCATAACTTCAAGTGGTTCGGATACTTGAAATTGTTGCGTACCCTTCACAACATTGAACACATATTCGCCAACAAGATTTTCAAGTTCACGAGGATTCAAATCTGGATGACGCCGAGCAGTATCGGCAATGTTTTGCCAATTGATTGATTTCTTCGGATATGGACCACCAATAACATCTTTATCGAGAGCCATCAATGCAACAACATCATTTGGGTCAAAATGAATATCTGAATCGATAAACATCATATGGGTATAATCTGAGCGTAGAAATTCATCTACTAGATAATTTCTTGCTCGTGTAATGAGTGATTCATTAAAAAGGAAAGAAAATTTGACTTCAATACCATACTTAATCATAATGGTCTGAAGGTCGAGACAAGATTTCATGTACAAACCGTGATTCATTCCACCATACATGGGTGTCGCAATGAACAGTTTGTTTTTTCTTAGGTCTTCAAGGTTGACTTGTATCTGCATAATTTATCCATAAAAAAGAGTAGAAACACATATTATATATATGCTCCTACTCTAAAACTCACTTCTTTTTAGGCAAAAACTTCTGCGCCAAAAACTGCATGTGCTGCTGCAACCATTTCGCGGCTAGGTTTGCCAAGACGATAGTAAGTGATTGTCTTACCGTTATCGAGGGTTTTCTTGTTGGTATAAATGCAGTGACCTTCAGAACGAAGTTCTTCAATGCGGGCACCAACATTAGTGATACCAAAACGGGCACGAATTTGTGCCGCAGTGAGTGTGTTGTAGCCAGAATCTTTAGAAAGATAGTTTAGAATTTTCTGTTTAGCAGACATTCAATTTACTCCATTAAAAAATAGTCGCACAAAAAAAGAAATAGTAGAGGCGACTGTTCTCTACATATTGTCAGTATATAAAAAAAAGGGGAGTGTGTCAACACTCCCCTTGGTAAATGTTAGCTTAGAAAGGAATTTCTTCCGTATTTGTTTCTGCTGTAGGTGTTTCGGCAGTTTTGATAGAATCAACATCAGCACCACCATCAACTTTGGTATACAAGTCAAGGAAAGTAACCGAAGTATCAACATCAAAACGATTCAAGCAATACTTAATTGCTTTGATTTTATCACCGTAGATACCGTATGTTTTAACGATATGTACCAAACGGCGGGTCGAGATAACCTCATCACAACCACCTTCAGTGAAAGTATTACGAATCACTGTAGCCCAAGTCACAAGCTTTTTGGCGAAGTCATCATCTTCACGATTAACCGACTTCAATTCTTTTTCAATGATTTTCTGTTCAACTTTCGCAGGAGGCCATTCTTGTTCCATCGTATTAGGAAAACGCTCAAGAAACGCCTCGTTCAATACGTTGGTAAACATATAGCGACCATCTTCAGAACCCTTACCCTTTGTGTTAGCAGTAGCAAACACAGTAAAGCCAGGAGCAGGAGCAACAATTTCGTTTTTCTTTTTCAAAAGAAACGGCTTACCCTCAAGGACACGCTGAAGGCAGGACAGATTTTGTGCGCCGTAATCAATCTCATCAATACACAATACAGCACCCTGGCGGGCTGCAACGGTAACAGGACCATCACGCCATTCCATCTGACCGTTGATCAGAACATAGTTACCAAGAAGATCGCCTTCATCGGTTTCTGGTGTCATTGATACACAAACGAATTTACGTTTTGCTTTGGCACAAGCTTGCTCAATTGACATTGTTTTACCGTTACCAGAATGACCCGTAACGAAAACAGGGAAGAACATATTTGATTGTACAATTGACAACACATCAGCAAAGTTGCCAAAAGGTACATAGTTTGAATACTGCGTTGGTATCAAATCAGTAACTTCTAGGTCAGTTGTCACATTTGCAATACGATTACCAGCGACTGGCTCAGGCTTTGCAAGCGGAATCACTTGTGCAGCCATATTGATAGCCACGGACGCAGCCGGTGCCGCGTTGGATGCAGCGGGAACACGATAAACACCACGCTTTACTTTGTTAGATTCATCATTCACGAACCACTGAGGAACGGGAATACTTAGCTTTTCAGCAATTGCAACAACATCAACTTTTGTAACTTCAGATTTGCCAGTTGCAATAAGTGCATCAATAAAAACCTGGCGTTTAGCAGAACGACTTGCCATAATATAAACTCCTCATCACAGTAGAAACTACATTATAAAGAAAGTTCCACACTTTGTCAAGCAGCAATCATACCAATGAATCGTGAAACCAGAACCCGATTCACTTGACGATTTTTGGTAAACTTACCAAATGCTTTTGACAGACTAGTTGCGGTAACTTTATCGGGTGCATCAAACGTGTCATCACCAACATTCAAATCATTACCACCAGCAATGATGAAAAATGATTCGTAGCCATCATTTTTGGATTCAAGATACTTATTTTTACGGAAGATTTTTGCATACTTGCTATAAACTTCATTAGTAGCACACTTCCATTCCCAAGTATATTTTTTGTTACTATCATCGGCAGCAAGAACTTCATCATTCACAAACCGACGGCGAATAACATTTCTAACTTGTGAATCTGGTGCAAGATAGAAACCAATTATTTTAGCACCAGTGGTTTTAGTCAACCACTTTGATACCGCAATTCTGGCACCGTTCTCATCATCAGACAATTCAAATTGCAGTTTTTCTTTTTTGTCGCACAGAAAAACATTCTGATAACCCACACGATAATAATTTCTTGTGCCATTATTATGATAGCTAGTTGTTGTATCAGCATCGCCATCGTGAACCACACACAGATTGACAATATCAAGATTGTTCAATTTGCGAAATTCTTTGATGACTGGCTGAGAAGCAATCAAAGCCTCAGTCAATGGTGTGTTTGATAAACTTTCACTCTTAGGACGCTGAAAGAATTTACCATACGAATATCTGTATTGAAACGCATCCATAACGCACAGAATGTTTTTCACGGCATTCGAAAATTCAGAATTACTCATTTTCGAATTAATCATCTCACGCAGGTACACACTAGAAAGTTGCAAGTCACCTTCTTTTTCAGAAAAGCAACCAGTGCTGTAGCTTTTCAGAATTACATTACCGTACTCATCAAACGATGGGTCCGAAGGAAAATCCATGTGTCGGACATTCTCTGCATTACCAAAACCATATGCACTGAACGGAATGCTTACTTTACGGCAGAACAATGCCAGAATCAGAATTTGTTCTAATGATGCCGTAAGATTTTCGGACATTGAACCAGACTTATCAAGTAACAGAACCAAACCGTGCGACTTACCCTTAGGAACACGCATGATTTTTTTGAAGATATTATCATCAATCTGATATTTGAATACACGGCTGATATCAATATCACCAGTGGACGCAGTTTTTGCTTTTGCAAACCGTTGTGCAGCCTTACGCATCTCAAATTCTTTTGCCAGAAGAGAGATATACCGTTCATTTTTCTTACGAAAATCTGCATACAAATTATTGGCAACTTGCTGATAATCTTGCCGTTGTTTGGAAAAATCTTCAGTCAAAAGTTCCTGAACACGTTTTGCTGGCGTGACAATGTTTTTCAGATTCGGCGCAGGAATGTTTACATAAACATATTCACGTGAATTTTTTGCAATAAGACTAGATTCATTTGCACGAAAGTTTTCATCAGTTTCACACCGAGGTTCAAAGTCATCTAAGCCCTCTGAAAGGCTTTTCGATTCTTTATAACGATTGATAGCATTACCCTGTTCAGATTCTTCGAAAGATTCATCATCTTCAGATTCACCGTCAGACTTTGCGGATTTTGTACCTTCACCATCTTCATCGGATTCTTCACCATCACCGTCAGATGAATCATCAGAATCTTGGTCACCATCTTGACCGTTCGCTTTTGTTTTTGCTTTTTGTTTACCTTTGCCATCAGTCTCGGCATCACCGTCACCAGAACCGACTTCAGATTCTTCACCATCTTCATCAAACTCATAGCCAAAATCATCTTGAGGCATTTCGGTTTGTTGTTGTTCTTCTTTTGAATAGTCCCAAATTTCATCCGTCAATTTCAAGGCTTCTTCAAAAGATTCACAAGCCTGAACACGTTCAACAAAATCTTTTTCAATGTCATTGAACTGAATGTCCATTGTATAACTGGACTTTGTGTATAAGTTCAGTCGGTCAATGAATGACATTGAATTGATATCACGACCCTTTAGACCAAAGAAGTCACGGTTCATTAGTTCACTGAAGCCGTTGATAAAAGATTTACGTAGACCAGGATAACGGCGTTTTTGGCGCTTCTCAATTCGTGCATCTTCAACCACATTGAGAAAGCCCTTGTAACTACGACCGCGGTCATGAACAGCACCATGCCAACCATCGGCAGGTGTATCGATAGCGTGACCAACTTCATGACCCATTAGCAAGTCATAAAGATCGCCAGACATTTCTGTCCAGATAGGACATGTTAGAATACGATTTTTAGGATCAAATGATGCCGTATAAGTTTTGGCATGTTGAACAGTGAGATTCTCGGTTGCCATCAGTTTGGCAAGACCAGACTTTTGATTTTGAATGTTGTTCATTTGAAACCTCGTTTACTATTGAAATGTAATAGTATCAGGGATATAAATGTTTGTCAAGTCTAAATTGACGTTATCATTTACATAAGAATCAATTGCTTCCAGAACTATATCTATGCCGTAATTACTTATTGCATTTTTGATATCAAGAATAGCATATTGATAACCAATTTCATTTTCATCAACAACATCTTGTAAAGTTGACATCTTTATCTCCAATCATCACTATACATCTAGTATAATCGGAGATAAATGGATTGTCAAGCTTTGAAATTCGTTACAAGTTTCATACCATATTCGTTTGGTTCTTTTGGTAAAATGATGTCTTTTTTGTAACGCAGTTCATTCTTCTTGAATGGTGAATAGTCTACGTAATGATGCCAGCGTTTGTATCGCCAGACCATTCGTGCAACATCTGGATGCATTCTTACCAGCATCTCAGATTTGTTTCTCGTACCTTCAGCATTCACACCATCAATCCAAACATTCTTTTCAATACCTTCTTTGTGATAAAACTCTTCAGTGTTACCACCCTTAACAGTTTGTGTTGCTGCTTTACCTTGCAAGAATGCATTGAACTGAATAGTACAATCACCATCTTTCAAAACACGCAGACAGATATCAGTGTCTTCATTGTAACGACCACGCCAACGATGTTTACAATTGTTATCTATCAACAGTGTAGAATAGATTCGAGTATTCTTTACATAAGGTGGATAACTTTGATTTGGTGCAATAAAGAATCGATACTGAAAACCAGAGATTGGTACATTCTCAAATCGGTCAACAAAATCTTCTGCTGCTTTGAAGATAACACCAGACTCTACACGGATACGATAGTTTTGATGCAGTCTATAGAAATCAGAAATATTATCATCAAGTACCCAATGTTTATCTGCACCAATAGAAATAGAATGATCCCATGCAAAGTTTCTTGCACGACCAGGGCCATCACCATGATTACTGAATGGTGCAACAATCAACGTGACATAATCACGAATATTAAATTTATCTAATGCTTTATCATACGCTTCTTCATCTTGTGGTTCAATCACAATATAATGAGGTACTTTCATTCTGGACAATGATTTTGACGTAATCATTGTATCAGAACGACCCTTAGAAACGATATAAACTGGATGTGTCGGATTCGTCATTTCTTTTCCATATCAAAGGTTTGTTATTCCATATTCCACATTTGATGTTATCATAGTGTCTTCTTTTCAAATGCTGATTAAACATCTTGCTTATTTTTTCTTGACTCACCATTGTACCATAAACATCATATTGTGTAAAGTGTCCCATCCCCCATGTGTTGAATGAGTTTGCAATTATCATATGTTTCGGTTTTAGAGTACCAATAATATCGTCAACGTGTTCAATCGGATTATAAATGTGTTCAAAGTATTCTGAAGCAAATAATATATCAACAGGTTCGCCAATCTCAGTAATTGAGCCAACTAGATTGAAGTTCATTCTTTCTGCCATTATTTCACAGAACTTCCATTGTTTAGTATCTCTTAGATTGATTGCATAAACTTTGGCTTCAGGAAATAACTGTTTCAATAAACTTGTGCTGTAACTTATACCACAACCAATATCAACAATAACTTTAGGTTCTTTCAGTTCTCCAAAGTGTGATGACTTTAAAATTCTTTTAACGTAGTCTCGACTATATGAGACAAAACAATTGAACACATCAATAAAATAGTAGTCATGATTGTAAACCTCATAGATGTTTCCGGTATCTGTATTTGCTAAATCATCATACCATTTGTTCGACAATTCTTGAAAGATTTTATCAGTCTTTCGAATTGCTCGACACTCTTCGGCATCTATAGAAAACAAACTGCCATAATCTTTGAGAAAATACTCAAACAATACTTGAGGCTTTTCTTTAAGAAAATCTACTTGACTCATGCCTCAATCCATCTCTTCAAAGAGTTTTCATCTCTTTCAAGTTTTGGATACCAGATTGATTTTGTTTTCTCTGTAAGATTTTGGTCCACCAATTTTGCAAACGCTTCATAATCTTCTTTGTTTCGGAAATGAAGATAGATTGTTTTATATGTTTTCTTATCATTCTGTTCAAACATTGGCATACCAACCCAATGCTTTTGCCATTCGGCATTTTGAACATCAACGCCTTCATTGTCATCATCACTCTCACCAAAAAAACGATTTAGAGTTGGTGGTTGATATTCATCAGTAAGCAACTCCATACAATTTTCATATGTGCCAGTTTCTTGAATCTCAGACTTTTTCATTTTTCTTTCCTCTAATAATTTTCTTTACCATCTTATTAGCTTTCTGTCTTGCCATTTTTAATGCAAGTGGTTTAACATACTCAGTATATCTTATTCCATCAAGGTGGTCAAGTTCATGTAGGAAACAACGTGCAGAAAGACCTTCTAATCTCACTTGTTTTGTTTCACCGTTTTCATCCAAAAACTCTGCTTCAATCCAAGATGGACGGTCAACATTCAAAAACAATGCAGGAAAAGAAAGACAACCTTCTTTATCTTTTACAAATGGACCAGCTGCGGTAACTTTTGGATTGATGCATACTAGTTGAAACTCTTCTGTTCCAATTACAAACATTCTTTCAGCAACACCACACTGATTTGCTGAAAGACCAAGACCAGCATAAAGCTTCATCGTCATCTTCAATCGTTTACTCAGTGTAACTAATGCTGGTGCTGGAAACGTACCAGTATATTCTGGTATTTTTTGACCAAGCATAGAAAAATCTTCTCCGTATACACGAAGAGGATCAATTCTTTCGGCTGTTTGTAGACCAGCAGATGTATCAATTGTTAGAATTTCACTCATTTCATTATCCTCGAAAAGTTCTTTGATTTCTCAAATCGAATTGTATTAGCAAATTTATCTTGCAGTATATCACCCTTATGACTTATAACAAAAAGATTAGCGTCATTTAGTGTATGCAATATTTTCATCAAGTCTTCTGTACCACCAACATCAAGGCTTGAATCAAACACTTCATCAAGTATCAACAAGTTCGTATTTATGGAATTTTTTAACTTAGCAATCGCTCTCCATGTCAACATCAATGACATATCAATACGTTGTTTCTCACCCTCTGAGAAATTATGATAGCTGAAATCATCACGATGTCTTGACTTGATTGTTTCTTTAAACGATTCATCCAAATTAAAGTTGACAAAGAAGTCCATGCTAGACAGATATTTGTTAACCAGTTTATTGATGACTGGTAAATACTGTTTTACAATATTGGTTTTGATACCAGTATCTTTGAGTAATGTTGAAGCAACATCATAATATGCTTTATCATCAATTAACTGTTTCAATTCACTCTGTGCTTGTTTGATCTGATTCTGAATTGTAACTAATTCGTTTTGATTTGAATCTTCTTTCTCAGTCGTTTGTAATTCTTTAATTTGTTTCTCTAATTTGGTGATTGCAGTTTGCAAGCCCTGCATACCAGTCTTCTTGGTAGCAACTTCAATCTTTAATGTATTTAATTTCTTTTCATCATCACGTATAACTGTTAGAATATTTTCTTGTTCAGTAATTTTTGTTCTCAGTTCTCCTATACCACCAGACAGTTCTTGCTCTTTCGATTGAAGTTCTGAAAGCTGCCCCTCTTTAAACTCCAGGGTAATGGCTTGCCTACAGGTTGGGCAATCAGGATTGTGTTCGTAGAAATGTCTATCATGTTCCACTTTGGATATCTTGCTTTCAATTTGCGACTCAATCTTTCTAAACGCAGCAATCTTCTTCTCAACTTCAGGTGCTTTTGCCACGTGGGCATCCAACTCGGTGATGGTTTTGCCCAACAAGTCAATTTCATTTGATAAGGAGACAATGCTTTCTCTACTACTCTGTATCTCTTTCTCATATTCTTTTATCTTCTCTTCATTGTTTTGATTGAGTTTGTCTAGATGCTCTTTCTTCAAATCATAACGTTGCTTGTATAATTCAATTTCATTCTTCTTTTGAATCATCAAGTCTTTATTATTTGAAAGTCTCTCTTTAACAAGACTATTCATTGTGGAGAAGATTTGAATGTCAAGCAAATCTTCTATGATTGCTCGACGGTCAGCAGCAGATAGCTGCATGAAAGGAGTAAAGGATGCTGAACCAAGGATTACAATCTGTGTAAAAGACTTATAGTTTAGTTTGAGAATAAACTTCTCTAGATAGTCTTGATAATCTCTTACAGCCGCGTCTTGGTTCAGCAAAACTTGGTCTTGGTATATCTCAAACGTATTTGGTTTTATACCACGAATAATCTTATATTCTTTATTACCAATAGAAAACTCAATCTCAACGACACAATCTCTGCCGTTAATACTATTTAGAAGATTCGGTTTGTTGACATTACGGAATGGTTTGCCAAATAGCACAAAACACAATGCATCTAGCATCGTGGATTTACCTGAGCCATTTGAGCCGACAATCAGTGTGTTGGAGTTACCATTCAGTAAAATTTCTGTGAAGTGGTTGCCGGTAGATAGTAGATTTTTCCAACGTAATTTTTTGAATAGTATCATTCAGTATCAGTGCTTAACGCTTCAATGTAAAGTTCGTGCATAATGTTTTTAAGTTTAACAGACTCTACATCAAGTGTCAAGTTATCTATGTACTTAGAAAGAATTGTCATTGTATCTTCCGCTTCATCGATGGAAGTATCATCGTTTCCATTTTCTACATCACCAAAGTCTTCAACAATCGACAAGTCTGCTACGCCAGCTTTATAAAGATTATCTATCACAATATCAAACAAGAATGGGTTTTGTTTACATAGAACAACAACTTTCACATAACTTCCTGTATAGATGGAATAATCAAATGTTCTGTAGTTTTCTGCAAAATGTTCCAAATCATCTTTATAATTTAGTTTGTAGAACATACGATGTGGATTTCGTATGAACTCAAGTTCTCTTGTATTGGTATCAAAGATATGAAATCCTCTTGGGTCGTTATAGTCTGCCCAAGTTATTTCATATGGCGTACCAACATAAGTGATTGTACCGTCAGTTGATTTGTGGTGAAAATGTCCAGTAAGAACAACATCATATTTGTCAATCTTCTTTTTATCTAGACCTTCATGACAAATATTTCCACGGTCCATTTCGAAACCAGCAAGTTCGAAATGTCCAAAACAAATTTGTGACTTTGATTTTTTTATCTCAGATAAGATTTCAGCTTCGTTATCGTCACATATCCAAGGTACAATATCAACATCAATCCCATCAAACTGCATTGTAGTAAAAGTATCCAATACAGTAATGTTATCATATCCGTCTAGAAGTAATTGTGATGAATTAACTTGAAGGGTGTTTTTGAACGCAACATCATGGTTACCAAGCAATGTATAAAGTGTGATGTTGTTCTCTTTAAGTTTATCAAAAAAATATTCACGACACAAGTATAGTGAATTAAAGTTGATAAACTTACGGCGGTCGAATAAATCGCCCAGTTGTATAATGGTTGAAATACCATTTTCTTTTAGGTAAGGAAAAAATACATCGTTGTAAAACTTCTCTGCATATTTATGAAAGTCCAACGAATCATTACGCATACCAAAATGCGTATCACCTAAAATACATAGTTTCATTTAGATTTATTTTCCAGTTTAGCTAGTTCAGCTTCGTAAATGCGTTTTCGTAATGAAGAACTGCTGTATGGGTGTTCTCTATTATGATAATGTAATTCTATGCCATGATCTAAACACCACTGTTTTCCAGTGAAGTCTTTTGTTTTATACTCATCACCAAGAAAACGGATATCGATGTGCTGTGTCTTCAAAAGATTCAACAAGTCTTCTTCGGTGTGATAAACAATCACTTCATCAACATATTTACATGCTGAGACACAGACATAACGTTCATAAATGGACATTATGGGTTTATTTTTTGTGTCTGGTCTATCAACGGTTGGGTCAACTTGAATTGCAACAATAAGATAGTCACAATATCTTTTTTCTTCTCTCAACATCGTTACATGACCTGCATGAAACAAATCAAATGTACTGCAATTAAATCCTACTTTCATTTTTCAGTCTCATCATCCAAAAATTGTTCAAGTCCAGTTGCTTTCTTTACGCTTTTCTTTTTCTTATTCTCTTCAAAATTATGGATAAATTCTGAGATGTTATCATACAATTCAAATTGCCTCATGTTTCCATCTTCATCTTCAAACATCTCTCCCTCATCAAGTAATCCAAATTGTTGTGTTGCTTTATACTTAACATATAACTGTTTCTTCTCACGCATAATTCTACGTAAGAATGCATAATATATTATCTGTGTAAAATAAGCAAATGGATTTGTTGATTTTGCCGGGTCAAAATTGCGGAAGTACATCAAACAATTTTCAACACCATCAGATATCATCTCATCACGATAAGTATATGATATGAAGTTTGGTTTTCTTGATAGATGTTCCGCAATTTTTAGAAAACATTCGCCAATGTAATTTGGAACTTTTGGTTCTGGTGTTCCATCTCTCTCCGATATGACGCAATCTTCTTTATATTTTATTAATGCTGCTAAAAAATCAGCGTTGTTTACGTAATGGGTTGCCATTATACATTACCATGAATATTGTTCTTGATGTATGTGTATCCCTTAATAAGTTCAACAATACCATCATCAAGTGTATGATATGGCATCCATCCAGTTGCTTCTAACTTTTCATTTGAAACGATATAGTTACGTTGGTCAGGGTCTTTCTTGATATCGCCTTCTACGATTGTAAAGCTTGGAATATGTTTCTTAATAATTTCACACAACTCTAATTTAGAAACGTTTGCTGAAGAAAGACCTACGTTGTAAATATTACCACGCATATTTTCAAACTGATGAATTGCGTGTAAGAATGCTTCACATACATCACGCACATGGACATAATTACGTTTGAAGTGACCCTCAAAGATGATAGTATAACCATCATTCACTGCACGATATGTCAAGTCATTAACCAACAAATCTGTACGCATACGCGGTGACATACCGAATACTGTAGCAAGACGATAGCTGATTGAATTTTCACGCTGCATTAATTCTTTTTCTACTGCAACTTTATCGACCGCATACTTTGAAATAGGACGTAGTGGAGAATCTTCTGTACAGAAGTTATTTTCATCACCGGTACCATAAGCAGAATTTGTTGTAGGCATAATGATGCGCTGTTCATTTGATACATTCTTTAGCATCCAGAACATTGCATCTTTATTTGTTGTGTCTGCACCAACAACATCTTTGTTACACAATGGTGCGCCAACAAGTGCAGCAAGAGGAATAATAATATCTGCTTCTTTCAGCAGTTGTGCCATATGTGCTGGATTACGAATATCACCATTCACGATGGTCAAGTCTTTATTTTCACAAAGATGATTCAATCCACTTTGACGAAACATAAAGTTATCCAATACAGTAACTTTACATCCTATTTGCAATAAGTATTCTACTAGAATACAACCAATGTAACCAGCTCCACCAGTTACTAATACTCGCCACTGTCCCATATTATACCCTATTTAAAATGTTTACGATTTCATTGATTGCTGATTCTTTTAGTGTTGGATAATTTCCAATGTAGAACGAATAAAAATGCATGTGGTCAGTATTCGGAAAGTTCCTATAATGATTTTCTGGTACAATATTTTTCAAATATGGTTGTCTCAATTGATTTCCACCACCAGCAGAGCCACGACGAAACTCAATTCCTTCATCACGCATTTTACCCATCAAACGATTTACAAAATATTCTGTACAATAGTCATGCTGTAGCACTATGTTAAACGCATAGTTACTACATCCTATCAATCTAAAATCTACCTTATACTTTTTCTGGTCTAGCTTTGATAAGAAGTGAAATAGATTTTTATTTCTAAGTTTAACATTTTCATCCAGATATTTCAACTGATTTTGACCAAGTATACCGCCAATTTCATTGTTACGCATGTTGTATGCTGGATATGCGAAAATGAAATCTGGATTTAATTCTGGATTTTCTGCTTTATATTTTTCAGACATCTTTGAACTACCGCATTCACGTACCATACCGTGTGAACGGAGCATACGAACTGTGTGATAAACTTCTTCATCATTTGTACAAACCATACCACCTTCAATCGTTGACATGTGGTGTGCAAAATAAAATGAGAAGTTTGACATCCAACCAAAGCTACCCAAAAGCTTTTGATTATGTGTTGCACCATGCGATTCACACACATCTTCAATCAAAGGAATGTTACGATGACGAAGAACTTCTAATACTCTGTCAGATAAGCAGTCGAAGCCTTGAGCGTAAGTTATAAAGACAGCACGTGTCTTATCTGTGATAGCATTTAGTATGCCATCCTCATTCATACCAAGAGTGTCTAAGTCGATGTCAACAAATACTGGAGTGAATCCGCATTGAAGAATAGAAGCGATATCAGATACCCATGTAAATGGCGGCACAATCACTTCACCACCTTCTGGATGTTTAATCTTCAACATTGTCATTGACAATAGATTTGCAGAAGCACCGGAATTGACAAAGACTGAATACTTTACACCCAACCATTTAGACCATGCTTCTTCAAAAGCACGACACTCTGGTCCATTCGTAAGTTTTGGATTATCTTTTTTGAGATGTTCTATTACCAAATCTAAATCTTCTCTTGTAATATTATCAGACATTAAAGGATACTTCATCGTCACTCCATGATAATTGTGCTGCCACTATAGTCAAATTTAAATGGCACCCACACGTTGATTTCAGGTATTGCTAGTTTAATTTTTTCATGTGCATCAGGCGGAGCAAGAAACATAAAGAAACCACCACCACCAGCACCCATCAATTTACCACCATATGCACCAGCTTTTATTGCTTTGTTATATATTGTATCTATATACTCACTCGTTACATCATTTGTTAGTTCTCTTTTGTAGTACCACTGTTCAACAAGAAGGTCGCCTAACTCTTTCATCGGTTGTTCATCAATCATTAAATCATATGCACAATTTGATACTCTGGATATAGCATCCAAATATTTTTCCGATTTGCCTGATTTAATATTTTCAACTTGTTGTTTAGCATGAACATCAGAAAATCTATCAATACCAGAAAAGCCTAACATAATATGCTTTTCTAAATTGTTTTCGTATTCAAAAGATACATCTAAAGATAAAACTTTTATTTTGTCTTTTGAAAGTTCAATAACATTTAAACCACCATAAGCGGCTGCAATCTGATCTTGTACACCGACAGATTCACCAATTCGATTCTGTTCAATATCTATTGCTGCTCTAGCAAGGTCATATGCATGATTTGATTTGCCTAGATAAGTTGTGATGGCATTTACCAGTCCAACAGTAAATGCAGAAGATGATCCAATGCCAGAACGAGCAGGAAGGTCGCCGTCGTGGCTAATAGAAATACCATTAGATATATCATAATACTTTAAACACTCCCTTACTGAAGGATGTTCTATCTCAGATATGTCATCAACAGTTTCTATCTTTGAATAGATAATCCGATTAGCATGTTCAAAATAAGGCGGTAACTTCTTTAAACTTATATAGCAATAATGAGCCATTGCAGCAGAGATTACTCTAGATGGATGTTTTTCATACCATGCTGGATAATCTGTGCCACCTCCAAATAAAGATAAACGATACGGTGTTTTAGATATGATCATTTTTCATTATAATAATCACCATACTCAACCAATATGGTAGATTTTCCATCTCTTCTCAGATATGCTGTGCAGTATGCATCGTAGACATGTCTTGGTTCTTCTAACTTAATTATATCAGTATTTGGGCAAAGAAGTCTATAGGCATCTGTATAATCACCGACATGTTGATGTTGTGGATGTAAAGGTCTTTCAGAACCAATACCAGTTCTTATGATAATTCTTGGCTTGTAATCGGACATCATCGTAATTTTATCTACGTGATTGACTAACTGATTTGTTGCACACACTAGAAAATTCCAACGTGGATAAATGCTCACAGGAATATAACCAGCAAGTGCTAAACCCAATGTCATGCCCATTTGTGTGTCTTCAAACACAGGCATTTCTAATAATTGTTCTTTAGGAACATCTTTTAGTGTGTTAGACATTGCTGTACCAGCATACTCTACTGCTTGACCCATAAAGATAACTCTTGGATCACCAGCAAGCATGTTCATTGCACGTTTTAGTTCGTCAAAGTATTTCAAAATTGTACCCTCATTCCCGCACCAGCATGTGGATATTTTGTTTCATATTCATAATAATAAATGGATTCGTGTTCACAATTCTTATATGATGATTCTGATACACCCCAAGTTTTATTTGTATCAGTACAAACAGATTTGCCATTATCTTCAACAATAAATTTGATAGGCAGTTCATGTTGAATAGAATACTTGAAGTTTTCCATGAAGATGCCAGATTCTGATGTCATGTCACCAACAAAGCAATACACCTTCGTGTCAATCTTTTTACGTTTCATTGCCATCGCAGTTCCTACTGCAATAGGAATATTGCCACCAACAATTGCTGATGAGTATATGTTGTATTGTGGATAACAAAGTGAGATTGACTTGCCTTCCAAAATATCTTTTTCTAAAACATCTGGCGGCACACCTTTCAACAGACATTGATAATGTGAACGCCATGAACAAAACACCCAATCTATTGACCGAATGTTTTTGAAGATTTTTATCATTTCATTCTCATTGCCATAGTACAGATGAATTGGCGCACGAATTCTGCCATTGTTGAAATGATCAGCAATCTTATCTTCGAATGCGATAAGTTCTTGTTTAGTCACCTAGAATTTTCCTTTTCAATCTAATCTTGGACATCTCTTCAATATTTTTACGTGAATCAATTCCAAATTTGTTTTCAACAAGATTCAAGAATGGTCCATGTGAAAAGTATTTGTGCCAAGCATCATCACGAAACTTCAATACTTCAGCACCAGTTAGTGCTTTTGTTCTGAGTGGTTTACAGTCATATGATAGAAATGCGAACTCATCGAACGTCTGTGGTAATTCCCATTTATTATTAACTGCTTCCATATAAAGTGGACTACCAGGTAATGCCATTGCTGCATAGAAGTTTGCATGTTCACAGTTTAACTCAAGTGCAAGGTCTAAAGTTTCTTGCATTGTCTCTTGTGTATCTTCTGGAAAACCAAACATGTAATTGCCCAACACATTGATACCAGCATCTTTAATGTCTTGTACAACTTCACGAATATCAACTTGCTTGAATCGACCTTTATCAATTTCTAAACGAACTTGTGGATTACCTGCTTCGATACCAAGTGCAAGCCAATTTACTCCAGCTTCTTTGAACAATTCTAGTTGGTCTTTTCGAACGGAATCTACACGTGCATATGCCCAGAAATTAAACTTCATTCCACGGTCAACCAGACCTTGCAGAATAGGAACATAATATTTTTTGTTTAGAAAAAACATCTCATCAGTCAAACGAACTGTGCGTACACCATTTTCCCATAGATATTCAAATTCTTTCAACATTAATTCTGGTGACCAGAAACGCATACCACGAGTATCGGATGATACTGTGCCTTGTTGATATGATGTTCTATTGACGATATTAATCATACAGAAGTTGCAACCAAATGAACAACCCAGTGATGTTGAGATTGCAGCAAATGGTGTACGACCTTCGTCTTTGAAATATGAATGCCAATAATGCGCTCTGTATTTGTCTAATAAGTTGTTATCTTTTGGTAGCAAATCCCATGCATAACCTGGCATAACTCTGTCCATATCTTTCGTTTGAACAATCTCACCAGGAGCACCCGTCGCAGCAAAGCCATGTTTCTTATATACCAGACCACGAACTTTGTCTAGTTCATCAACATAGTTTGTTTGCAGCAAATCTAGCAGACCATAAACACCCTCATTGATGAATACGAAATCAACATAAGGTAAACCAATAACATCATATGGCAATGCAGAAGCATGTGAGCCGATGAATACTGTTTTGATTGATGGATGTGATGCTTTAAGTTGCTTTGCTAGTTTTGATGCACCAATCATCATCGTGGTGCCTGAGTTTGGATTTTGTCCATAAAGAACAAAGACTGCTATATCAGTTTTTGTATCCGCAATTTTCTCTGCTGCTTGTTCAACACTTGTAGGTTCAGCATCAAAATCTAAAATACAAGGATTATATCCATCAACACGAACAGCGTTAGCAAGTAACAATGCCCATGTTGGCGGTTCAATAGCAGAATACTTATTAGAGAGTTCCTGATATGCTTGTGCAGCACTGCTTGGTATAACAAATGTCACCACTTTTGACATAATAAACTAATCCTTTAATGTAACTTTTTATTTTTTATTTCATTTATGTGTTGTAGAATTTCTTGGTATACTTCTTCTTCATTTTCTTCATCACTATCGTCATGGTCTTCTAATAATTCATTTATTTTCTTATCAGATTCTTCCATATCTTTTGATAATTTCTCAATCACTTTATCATAATACCTAATCATTTCTTCTCTAGGTTCAACAATCGTAACAATGTCTGTATAATATATATTTGCACTATTAACTTTGATAAGTTCAACCGGTAACCAGGGCATCATCATCATTACAGTTTGTCCAGTTGGCATTCTTCGAAATACTAAACGCATGGGCTCATTCAACTGAATCATATCGGAATTTTCTTCTTCACACATAGAAGCTAATATATCTTCACCAGATTGCATTCTTATTAGTTTTACGTTATGCATTTTTGACCTCTATGTTGTAGAATTTGTATTTGAACTTTTCTCCATCATATATTTTAACACGGTCGGCAAAATGTTTCAATGTGAAATTAACATGTTTACCTATGCGAAAATCATCTGCTATATCAAATAGTACCGCTTCTTTTTTGTTGTCTCCAATTCGCAAGCCTCTTCCAATTGATTGTAAATTTCTAACTCTCGACTTAGACGGTGAGGCAAAAATAACGTTATGAAGATTACGTATATTAATACCGGTAGAAAAAGTGCCGTAAGAAGCCACGATGATGGCGTTATTTTCTTTTTCGGTAATGGCACGAACTTGTTCACGGACTTGAACATCTGTTCCACCATACACAAAAAAAACATGCCTATTACTAGCTTTCTCTTCAATGAGTTTGTGAAGTTGTTTGCCATGTTTTTCAACCAAATTAAATAGCACAAGAGAATTGCCCTCTAGTGATAGTGTAAGATTACGAATAAATTCATTTCGTGCTTTGTTACTAACTATGTAGTTTATTTCACTCTGATAGTCCCATGCTCTGGACTGTTTACAAACTTCTTCAGAATATTTTAATATCAAACATTTTATTTTAAATTCTGCTAACATCTTATCTTCAATAAGTTTAGCTGTTGTCGTTGATTGATAAACTGGTCCAAACAATCCCTCAAGAACAAGTTTGTGTGTTTGTGTACCATCAATTGTTCCTGTACATCCAATTCTGTAAGATGCATTCTTTAATCCAGACATAATGGTAGTCAGAGACTTTGCTTTGAACTGGTGTGCTTCATCACCAAAAACAAAATCAAACTGCTCAAAGTATTCTGGTGGATTTTTATAGATTGATTGCCATGTGGTGATTGTAAGAAACTTGTCTGTGTTCTTGTCTTTACCAGAATATTGACGATGACAATATTTCTCTGAATCGTATCCGTAAGATGCAAAATCGGAGTACATCTGTTCAACAAGTGATGTTGTCGGAACAATCAACAAACCTTTTTTGTGTTTTTTATGCTGAACATATCTCAGAATGAGATACAAAATGAAGGACTTACCTGAACCAGTCGGTGATAATAACAACATTCTTCTATTTCTAACGGCAGAAATGAATGCTTTTACTTGATATTCTCTTGCACCTTCTTGTATAATGGTTTTGTGCAGTTCAAGACTGTCTATAAACTCTTTAGCTTCTAATGCTGAGAAATTCTCAGTTGCAGTGATTGCTGAGTCAATCTCATACTTATATTCTCTTTCAGCGCAAAACTTTTCAATGTACGGCAACAGACCAGAATAAATTGTATGTGAACGCAAATCGAAAAGACGAACTTTTCCATCCCACAATTTATTCTTGTATGTTGGCATGAACTGATAACCAGGAACAAAAAATTCAAAATAAGAAGAGAGTTCGTAAGCGACACTCTTCTCACAATCAATTCTTATGAACGCTTCGTTCTGTTTTCGTAAAATTAAATCAAACACCTTGAATAAACTTTTCCCAGTCAATGAATGACCGAAGCTCCCATGTTCGGTTGTTTAGTTCTTTTATGATTGCTTGGCATACTTCCACAATTTCTTCATGTAATAGTTTTCTAGCAAGATACTTATTGATATCTTCGTCTGCTTCTAAGTATGTATTGATTTCAGATTTGAGTGTAAAAGGAAATGGTTGCCATCCATAATGATGCAACAATTCTTCGTCAAGTTTGCCAGTGTAGTATTCCCACTTTAATTTACGCCATTTGTTATATTGAAATTCGGCTTCTTTGACTAACAATCTATGTGAAGAAAGAATGTTTAAATACTTCGAATGAAGTTTTGGAATGTCAATCAGTGCTTTACCAGGTTCAGTTCTATCAATGATAGAATCAGTTGCCCACATCTGTAATACATCATCAAGTTTGCTCATAGTTTACCTCCGTATTAGGAGTATATCACATTTAAAATAATTTTTCTACGTTATAATAGGTAAATCTGAAAGTTGCGTCTGCTGTGACAATTGATTCTGGAGAGTCAGTTGAAGATAAAATAAAACCAGAAAGTGAGATTGGAAATAAATCTTTGAAGTTAAAACGGTAGTACGGTTTATTTGATGCTGAGAGAATTGTTACAGAACCATCTGCATATTGTGGTGTAGCTGATGCTTGTGCGCTAGTGAATTGAGAAAGTTTACCTAAAGACTGATACTCTTCAAATTCGGTTGGGAAAGTCATTGCACGAAGCCAGTCATGAATCTCTAACCAACTTAACATTTCTGCATCAACAATAAAAGTAATATTTAATACATCATATATTGTCTTTTCACCTGGTGCATATAATTCAACGAATGGATTGTTAATAGGTATTTCTGATGTTGAAACACCTGGTAAAGAAATAGTCTGACAAAAATATTGTAAATTTGGCGCACGACTAAAGTTCAACGTAAACTTGTTAGGTTGAATTGAATTTGGATTTGTTGGGGTTCTATTAAGTGCTGTCATATGCTTATTTATAAACAAAAAAAAGAGGCTCCCGAAGAAGCCTCTTTAAATCCCACTCTACGGTGGTTATTTAATTACATCAAGTTTGCAATACGGAAACCACGGTAGTAGTTGTTTGACTGTGAATCCAAACGACCTAGACCCTGGTCAGTACCTTCAGCAAATGGGTTAGCAACTAGACCGTAACGAGTCTTGAAGCCAATCTTTGGCTGGAATGTACCTGTATCAACTGCACGAACCATTTGTAGAGGAACGTATGGGCAGTAGAACATACCAGCATCGTATGCGTTAGTACCCTTGTAACCTACAACCGCAAACTCAGATGTTGAGCCTGTTGGGAAGTATGGGTCAATGTAAACTTTGATACGACCGAAGATTGTACCAGCAAAAGTATTACCAGTATCATCAACTGTTAGATTAACTTGACCAGCAAGTGCTGAGTTGTAATCAAGAATACCTGACATCGCTAGAGCAGAAGCTACGTCTGAAGAACAGATAACGATGTTACCTTTACCACGACGAGTTGTCTTAGCAATTTGGTTTGCTTCACGTTCAATCTGGAATGCAAGACCTTTAATCTTTTCAACCATCCAACGACCGTTTGAATCTGTGTCAAGGTTGAATGCACCACGAGTTGTTGTACCAGCTTGACAGCCTGGTTTAGCAACTTTGTAGATTGTACGGATAACTTCACGGTTGATTTCAGCAAGAATTTCAGCAGAAAGGATATTAGCCAATTCTGTTTCTGCGTCTAGACCATGAACTGCTTTCAAGTCTTGTGCAAGTTCCATTGAGTATTCTGCTTTCAATGCACGTGTACGTGCTGTAACAGTAACTTTCTCAATTGAGAATGCCATTTCTTGGAATGTGTTACCAGCTGCACCGTCGCCTAATGCTTCAGCAGAACCAGTAGTCATTGCGCCTGTAGGAGCAGCGTTACCAGTAAACAGATAATCTGTTGTGTTACCAGCAATTGTCATTGAAGAAGCAACGATAGCGCCGTTAGCACCAGAGAATGCTGTGTTAGCTTCGTTGTAGAATGCTTCTCCACCACCTTGTGATGCATACTTAGTACGCATTGCAAAAATCAGACCTGTAGGACCTGTCATTGGCTGAACGCCGCAAACGTCATACGCAATCAGATTAGGTAATGAACGACGAACTAAGCTGATAAGAATTGGATCGAAACCAGCAACTGGACCTGCAGCAGCAGCACCGCCACCAAAACCGCCTGTACCAGCAAAGTTAGTTGGTGAACCGGTCTCTTGCAGCATACCAGATTCTTTGATCATTTCAGTAGCCTGATTTTCCAGGATAACTGCTGTAACTGCCTTACGATATGGGTCAGCAATCGCTGGCAAGTCTGGATGATTTAGAACACCATCCCATTTGTTTTGTAAATTTTCAGACAAATACATCTTTGTATCTCCTTTGATTATTATTAAATTTTTGTTTTAGAAATTGCTTGCATGACTGATGCAACGTAAGGATCAGAAGACATCTTCTTTTCGTTACCATCAGTGTCATCAACTGTTTCGTGAAGCTGTGCTGCATCGGCTTTTTTCATGCCTGATGGGAAATAGTTCTCACGAATTGTTTCAAGTTTTTCTACGAATTCTTCCTCTGTGGAAAATTCTACACTCTCTGCGAGTGCTTTAATCTTTTCAACTTGAGTTGCTGTGAGACCTTCACACACTTCATTTACTAGTTGTACTTTGACTGCTTCAGTAAGTTGTTTTTTATACTGAATATTAGTTTCAATTTCTTCGTTCAATTTTTCTTCCAGTTCTTCAACCTTAGAAGCAAGTTCTTCTACAAGGTCAACTTTGTCTTCTGGAACATTGATATAGTTTTCAGCAAACAGATTGCGTAGACCGGCAATAAAGTCTTCTGTAATTTCGGAACGTAAACCGCTTTCAACAGCAATTTGATTTTCTTCCATCCACTGCTCAACTACGTAGTTGAGATAGTCATCGACTTTTTCTGTTAGTTCTGCTTTGATTGTTTCAACAGCTTCTACCAATTGACCAGCATATTCTGATTCCAATTGCTCTTGAATTTGAGCAACACGGTCAAATACACGTGCTTCAAAAATAGTAACAGCTTTAGCTTTAAAGTCTTCAGAAATGTTTTTGTCATCAGCAAAAAGAGAATCAATATCTTCTTTCATCTGAGCTTTCATTTCTTCAACTGCTGAATTATCATCAAAAATTTCTACATCTTCTTCAACATCTTCTGGCATCATGTTGGTACCTGAACCCGGACGCATGTTCTTGTCACCAAGTTGTGTATCGGCAGAAGCGTGTGAAGGCTTCATGTTCAATGAAGATTTATTTGAACCAGCTGAGTCTTTAGCTTTGTTTGAAAGCTTGTTAGAATCATCATTTGGTTTGTTGTTTTGTGGTGTAGGACCGCCCAAGTCTTCAGGTGTTCCAGAATTGCCTGGAGTGTCGTGCTGTAACTTAGGCATTGGCATACCAGGAGCCGAAGACTTGCTTGCTGCAAGAATTTCTGCCGCTGCTTCCATTAGTTTGTTTGTTGCCATTGAATATCTCCTTATGATTTCTTATTTATAAATTTTAAAGTTTTCGTAGAAAATTTTCGAAAAGTTGTAATCCAACAGTCTCAATTTCTTTGCGTGATGCTTGACGAATCTGTTTTTTAGCGTAGTCAATATGTGACTCAACAAAACGACCTTCAACATACATCCACTCTTTGTTCTCCATAATACCTTGAACAAAAGCTCCTGGTGCTGAAGGGTCAGCAACGATGTCTGCTGCTGTTGCAAGACGCAAATCATCTTGGACTAAATTGTAACCCTCTTTAGTCATTACAACTGAGCCTAGGGCACGTGAAGAAACACCCAGATTTACACCAGAATCTATTAAATTCTTGGCTATTTGTCCATAAGGTGTTTCCATAATAAGTGCTTTACCTACAAAAGTATTTCCGTCTTCTTTAAGGCTAACAATCTTATGAGATACACGTTCAAGATTGAGTGATGGTGTATCAGGATGTCCTAGTTCGCCAAGCGCACGATTAGATTCAATAAGTTCTTTTGTGTATCGTGCGACTTCATTACGTAATGTTTTCATTTCGTACATGCGATTGTTTCGGTTAACTGTGTCACCGACAAGAAAAATACCTTCAATGTACATTTGTTTTTTACCGTCTTCTGTTTTTTCGGTAAGATATCTTACATCTTCAATATGTTCTTTAATTAGTTTCATTAGATGGATGCTCCTGTATATGGGTCAACATTGTATGTCGCAACTTTAGAAACTTCCATAATAAAAGAACCGCCTGTATTAATTGTTACAACAATGCTTTGAGTATTATTATTTGCAAGTGAGTGTGCAAAGTCTGCAAAATCCATAACACCACCTGTATGCAAAGCAAGTTGTGGAACACCGTTTCTAACAACTGTAATGCTACCGTTTGTTGACCACATGATTCGTTTAATATCTGCGGCCGACACACTTTCGATTGTGGTATTGGCTCTTAAATCATTCAGTGTGATTGTGTAAGTACCCGCATCGACACCACGAATGACTGATGTTCCTCTTAAACTGTTAGTTATTTCAAATGGCATTTTATCTTAGTCCCATAGATTTACGACGGCGCATTGACATCTTTCTCTTTAACAATGTGCGTCTAAGTTTTGCTCTTCTTGTTGTTTTCCATGCACGTTTCAATAAACGTGCTTTACGTAATCTTACTGTTGCTGGTATACGCTTTACTGTATTGCCAGACAAACGATATCCTTTTAGTGCTGATTTGCGTACATTTTTCTGTACGATAATCTTACCTTTTTTATTGCGACGAATACGGCGACGAATCTTTTGAACTCTACCCATTTTAACAACATTTGGATTTCGTTTCTTTGCAGCCTCTTCTAATACTTCTTCGTCAACTTCAATCTCTTCAAACATCTCATCAACAACGAATGGCTTTATCTCTTCTAATTTAATAGAAGCTATCTCATCCAATTTTTCATAGATGAGTTCTTTGGCTTCGTCTAATTTATTCTGAAGAATTAGTTCTACAAAATTCATAGAGTTTTCCAAATGTTGATGCTGATTCTGTTAATTGATTCCAAAAATATTCTTTGTTTTGCTCATCTAAACGCCCATAAACATCTATAAACATTTCTTTTGTTTGTTCGTTTAGAGAAACATTATTACCATCATTTAAAGCGATTTCATCGGACTCTAAAAATTCTCTGACATATTCCTCAGCTTGAATTGTCGAATCTAAGGCTGGTCCATATGGAACGCTAAAATATTTCTTTAGTTTGTCGCTCCAATAAAGCGCAACTCTAGTGCCATCTGGATACAATCTTACTGCTTTGCGTTTGATTACCAAAACAACCGGTGGGTCCGGTACTAATGGAAAAGCACTACCAACACTGTCGCTTCGTGCTTCGTTCAAATCTTCTCTAACTGCTTGTCTTGCACGTGTAAAAATTTGTTTATTGCTTGTAATCAAATCAGCCATACGATTGAAAAGATTACGCATGATTTCACGATCAGCATTATTGAACACTGGACGTTCTTCGCCCATCTTATCCACTATTTTGTGAATACGTTGGAGCTGTGCTTTGTTTGCTAAACCTGCACGAACAAGAATGTCCAACTTTGAGTAGTCGGACTTTTCTTCTTCAACAATACATTTAAATTGTAATAATGATTTCATTAATTAATCACGTGATGGTTTTGTAGCAAAAGCTTTTCCTGCTGCAACTGTTCTTTTTCTTAAACTAGCAAGACCTTCGCCAGCAACATGACCCAATGCACCACCAACAGCAGCACCAACTGGACCACCAACTGAACCTAATGCGCCACCGATAGCAGCACCCTTTATACCTTCTTCCATCGCCTCTTCATACTCTTGCTCTTGCTCTTGACCACCAAAAAGAGTTGAAGCAATTTCTTGTTTACGAGTTTGAAGCGCATCAAACGCTTTTGCTGATAGAATATTTTCTATGCTTTCTTTTGCTGCCACGCTATCGCCAGCAGCAATGTGATTAATAACTTCTTGGATTTGCATGGTAACTCCCTATTATTTGCGTCTATTATTTATACTAATTACTGACTTGTTTACCTCATCATCAAGCTGAGGCGTTAATGATTCCGTTTCATTGGCATTTTCAACGGTATTGTCAACTGGAGGTTGGTCAGATTGCGGTTGCTGTTCTTCAGCTCCGCCCTGCTGCATTATAGGTCCTTGCATATCATCTGGTAGCGTTTCTTTTTCTTCTTGTATTTTCTCTCGCATAGCTTCAATTTCCTCATCAGTCATCATTAAAACTTTGTTCATAACATACTGTTGAGAAAAATATCGACCGATATATGGGTCAACTAAACCTACCATTTGCAATCTATTCTGCAATAACTCTGCTTCACGAAGTTCAGTGAAGTTATTATCTTTACGGAAATCATAATAGATATCTTCTTTGAATTGTTCCCATTCTTCACGAGTACAAATACCTTTTAAAACTAATTGAATTTTTAAAGCCTCATCAAATAGTTGTGAAAATTTATTACGTAAACGAATAACAAATTTTGCAAATTTTAGTTCGTCACGTGTAACTTCTTGTGAACGACCTAGACCAGCCATTCCACCTTCTTGCGATTCTAAGCGTGAGTATGGAACGTTCAGTGATTGTAATAGTTTCTTTTGGAAATATTTTACATCTTCTAATTCACCAAGATTTTGACCAGCGGGTAAAGTAGTAATTTCTGTTCCTTTACCACCTTCTCTACGTGGCAACCAGAAATCTTCCAACATCGATAAATGTTTACGTTCATCACGCAGTTCACCAGTATTGGCATCGTAAACCATTTTGTTACGATACTTGATCATGATATCACGGAGATATTGTTCGGCTTTACCTTTTGGTAAATTACCAACGTCAATGTAGAAAATACGGCGTTCTGGCGCACGTGAAATACGATAGATAACAATCGCATCTTCAATCATACGTAACTGATTGAGTGGCTTGATTGCTTTGTGTAGATATGAAATAACAAAAGTATTCTTTGCATCCATCAAACCTGAATTAACATTAATAATGGATTCTGGTGCAATACGAAGACCTTGAGTTACGTTTGCAGTAAACGTTTGAGTTGTTGTACCTCGGTCATTGTACACATAATATTCAGCAACAGATTCGACAATTAAAGCACCGGTTTTGGGATCTCTTTCTTTTTTGACTTCACGCACTTTACGAATTTTACGTGGGTCAATATAACGGAGTTCTTGAATACCTTCTTTTGGATTCTTATCATTAACTACCACATGGTAGAACATGCGACCGTCAATGTACCAACGTTTAAATAAGTCGTCGGCTAAGTTTGAAAAGTTTAACATCTTTTGGACATTATCAAACTCTTCAATAATTTTTTTCTTAATTGATTCTGGTTGTTTCAGATTATCTAAAACAATATCAACAACTTTGCCTCTATCATCGTGTGTTATGGCTTCATTGACGATTTCATCAATTGCCATTTGACACTCTGGATGATTGGACATTTCACGGTAACGAGTGATAAGTTCTATCTCATTACGAACTGAACCTTCTAAATCTACGTATGTGCCATAATACGCATTTTGCGTAATAGTAACAGCACCGTCATCTAGTTGTGCAGCGGAAGGAAGAACGAAAGATGATTGTTCAGGTTTTTCTTTCTGAACAACATCTTTCGAACCTAAAGTAAAGCCAAACAGCTTAATCGCCACTAGAATTTTCCTTTCATTTTATAATAAAAAGTAGGGGTGTCCCCCCTACTTTTAGACCACACCGTCTGCTACTGCTTCCCACCACTGATAGGTAAGCGTTACAGAAAATTCTTCAATAGTATCATTTGAGCCCCAATCAACATCGATTGGAGTGATATCTGTTGGAAATAAACCTACAAATTTATATTTTTTAATTGAGTTACCTGCTTTTCCAAACTGAGTAACTTCACCATCAACAGTATATCCTAGTGGTGTTCCAGCAATTGGATTACGAACATTAAGATTATGGCTATTAATGCCATTCATCCAACGTTCAAATGCATTACGAACTGCAAAGTCTTCATCGTTGATAATTGTAACTGTCCAATCTGCAAAAGTACGATTACCTACGAACTTTAATTCACGACCGAAGTATTGAACAGGCACAACGCCCAGAGTTGAACCTGGAAGTTGTGCTGTTTTACACATGAACGTCATTTTTGTTTGTGCGTTTCCTGGTAATGAGAATGCAGGAAACGGCATACTCACTTCAAACAGATTAGGACGTGCGCCGTCACTTTGAAGTTGAGAGCGGAATTGATTTACGTTAAATGCCATTTATTTTCTCCTGTTTCTCTCTTATTTATGCCGCACCTACGACTTCATTGAAAGATACTCCCGTACGAACTGCTACGAAGTTCAATTGAATGAAGTTGATAGAACGTGCTGGTTTAATATAGATGTCACCAACGAATTCATTACGATCAATAACTTCTCCAGTGTTGTTTGTATCGTCACACACAACTCGATAGTCTGTGATACCACGACGACCTTGAACGTCACGTAAGAATGGCTCAACTAGAGCAACAAACTGTGCGCGTGTGAATTGATCATTAAATTCAAACAACGAGAAACGTGCTGCACGTGAAATTGCTTTTTCAAGAGTGATGAATAAACGACGAACATTGATACGATCAAATGCACTTGGCTTGCTCAGTAATGTTTTGTCACCGAACAGAACTGTACCTTCTCCTGGGAAAGAAACAACAGGATTTACGCCAACAGAATACAATGAATCACGTTCTGATTTTAGTGGATTCCAAGCAAGTTTTACAACGTTCTTGATAACGCCACGATTTAAACCACCAGGTGAAAACCATGGGTCACGTTCTTGGTCTGTTCTTACACACAGACCAGCAATGTCACCGTTTAATGGTACCCAACGATAAACATCACTGTATTTGTCGTATTGATATTTGTAACCAGAATCTAGAACTGCATATGAAGATGATGTAAGTGAATTACGGAATGTAGTAATGTCACTAACTTCATTACCAGAATTGTCCACAACACTTGCTTTGGTTGGTGAAACAAATGCAACGCAATCTTTACGTGTTCCTACAATATTGTCAATAACATAACTTGAAATTGTAGAATTACCTGTGCCAGTTACACAGAGTGAAATGTCTACTGATTCTGCATTCTTGAATTGGTCCCAGCTTGTAGTAATTTGTGAAGTATCAACTGTACCATCTGCTCCACCAGACAACGAGAACGTTACATTACCAGTTGTGTTTGCAAAACTAGATGCATTCGCTGATGAACCCCATGCTGTTCCTACACCAGTATTTTGTGTTGGATGTGACAACCACCAAATATATTTTGACTTAGATTGAATTACATTCTTGTAGTAATTTGAATTTCCAGAGTCATCTTTAGCGTCAGATGCTTTCGAAACAAATGAATATTTTTCAAGAACTGTGCCTTCTGTACCACTAAACAATCCATCTTGGTCTACAACAACAACATGAAGTTCGTCAAACGAACCATTTCTTGCTGCTACATAACTTGAATTACTTGGTGCAGATGTAAATTGAGTTTTATATGCCCAAGTTGAATATGATGCAGCATCAGCCATAGAAACGCTTAATGAGTTACCTAAAGCACCAGCCCAACGTGCGCCGAAACCGTTATAAGAATTTGCAGCATATCCTGTATGATTTTCTTCATAATCGCTTTGATTTTTAATCAACAAACCAGTACCGTTTGCTGTAGCATTCAAAGTAGATGATGAATTGAATGCACGAACGACTTTTAGATTATTTCCGTATGCAAGAAAGTTTGCAGCAGAGAACCAGTATTCATAATTTGTGCTATCTGGTTTACCAAATGAATCGACTAAACGAACTTCATCGGAAACAGTTGTAACTTCACCACATGGTCCCCAAGCAAAAGGTCCTACAAAAGCACCTGTAGAAGTGCCCACTGAAGGAATAACTGTAGTCAGGTCAATCTCTGATACATTTACTCCAGGTGATAATTGAAATGCCATTGGATTTCTCCTTTATTGTTTGGGTCAATTTTCTTTTTGTTATTGTATTTAGTTTTTTATAAATTTGATGATAAATAGCCAGCTGGAGGCTCCCATAAATCTCCATCAGCAATCTCAGCTTCTCTAGACAATCCATCTTCAATAAAACCAAATGGAAGCATGTTTTCTTCTCCAAGCATGTTTTGCTCTTCCAGCATAATTTTACGAATGTCAATTCGTGTCTCATCTTTGAAAAACGCTTGCGCTGTCAACCAAGAATATACCACCAAACCCATAACGATATCATCATTATTGCCCTCTTCGGCAGCATAAGTATCTTTGGTGCGAACAAATGTGTTCAGTTCAGCTATGGTGTTAAAATCATTGATAATTAGTTTGTCATTTTCTATCAATGTTTTTAAGTTCGCACAACCAATTTTCTTGACTGATTTGGTGGTTTTAATACCAAAAGCCACTGAACGTTTGAATCCAGATGAGATACTTTGACCTTTGATATGATGATGCTCAAGTCTATAAATGTTTCCGTACTCCAAATCATAATGTAGTATGTCCACCACCTGCTGACCGACATTATTGGTTTCAATCAAAACATAAGCTTCATTATACCGATTTGCCAATGCATAAATTACCGTAGGTAAAAACATTAACGGTAATTTATTATTACGATACAGTGCAACTTGTTTGTAGGGAGCTTCAGTTGCATCAATAATATTGATTGTGTGATAGTCTAGGTTAACACCTTCCGAGCAGTCTACAGTAGCAATGTAGATTCTTCCTGGTTTAGGATTTTCATATATGGCTAAATGACCATCATCTTCAATACGCATTGGGTCATGGAACGCCATTGAGCGTAGTTTGGCACCAGATATTAGGGTAGCAGCCGAACCAATAAACTCAGTCTCAAACTCTTGTCGGAACTGTTCTTCCGAAGTGTTTCTTATCGTTTCTTCTTTCCACTTTTCATCTCGGCCTGGTACCATTGACCAGTGAACTTCAAGTGTTTTATATGTTGACCGATTTTCAATCGCATCTGTCCACATTTTATAAAACAGATTTAAGCCATTAGGCGTAGAAACAATAATTACTTTTGAGGATTTACCAGATGAAATAACAGGATAAGTAGAAGTGAAAAAGTCCACTGCCATGTTATGTGGAACGAACGCAAACTCATCAAGAAAAATTAAATTATATGTACCGCCACGAACACCCGCAGAAGATGTAGCATATGCATAAATCTTAGAACCGTTTTCTAATTCAATTGAACGTTTATTCCAGTTTATGATGCCTTGTTGAAGCCATGATGGAAGATATTCAAAAGCTTTCTGAATTTTGCCTAGGATGTCTTGTGCAAGTTGGAGTTTGTTTGCAAGAATACCAATAACATATTCTTCATTGAACAAAGCCGACCATAACATGTAACCAACAGTCGTAGTTGTTTTACCAACTTGGCGTGGCATCTTTGCAATACAGAAACGATTGTCATGAAATGTGCGAACCATGTTTTCTTGAAAGTCCCACATTTCAAATGGCACAAGACCACGGTCAACGTTGACAATCTTTACATAGTTTCGAATAAAATATACTGGGTCTTCAGCACATTTTGCTATTTCTAAAACTTGTTCTTCAGTATAGGATATTTCAACACCGGCTTTTTTTAACCGGGCATTACCAAGGTATCCGTCTTCCATTTTTTATCGTGTAAAACTTCTCAACATCCATCCGTGTTTTTGATGAGCATCTAAAATATCTTGTAAAAAGTTTCCTACTGCTGGCTCATCAGCAGCATCAGCAAGAGCAATTCCTGAACGGAGTTCCATAATAAATTTATCATTATCGTTTGCAAGTTCACTCATCATAATAAGTGGTGATGGAATAGCCACCAAGTCGTTGACTTTGGAAAGCTCAATCATTCTTGCCAATGATGTTGGAGTGTATGAACCTAATGCACGAATATGTTCTGCAATTGAATCTGTTTGGTCAAATACAGCATCATAGAATGTTCCTAAAAATCCATGATACTCTGCAAAATTAGGACCTTCTACATTCCAATGGAATGTGTGTGCTTTGAAGTACAAACCAAAATTTGTACCAAGAATAACTTTCATCTGTTCTATTAATTGTTCCATTGTTTCCTCAATTATTTGTTGGATTTAATCATTTTTACAAGTTCCGCTGTTGAACCAACAAACACAGCTTTATCTATGTTCAGATTTTGTGTTGATTCTTTTGGCTGTAATTCTTTTTTACGTTTTTGAAGTTCTAATAAATCTTTATTCATGTCTGCTAAACTCTTCATCATAGTAGCAAGAACTTCATAAGCTCTTGGAGATTCAGACTGATTTGCTACAGTAGTTAATTCTTCAAAAGATTTACTACCTTTTTCAATGAGTTGTTTAATATTTTCTCTAGCAAAGTTGGTGTCAGTATCGATATCTGTACCAAAATCCACTGTTGTCAATTCTTTTTTTGGTTGTTCTTTTATTTCAATTGGTTCTATATCAAAAATTTCGGATAAATTTTGATTTAATTTTTTCATGATAATGTATCCGGATATGTTATAATAGTTTCAGTAAAACCAAAATCTTCTTCTGGTCCTGCATTTAATGGGTCAGGTTCGGTAATAACTTTAACTGCTTTTACAGCATTTTGGTCAAGAGATTGAACAGCATATCTGGAATTTGAATAATCTCCAGTCAACACATAATTTGGCTGAAGAGTTTTATTTGCACCAGTAAGTATAATTTCACCTGTAGTTGTATTAGAAAAATAATCTACCGTAGCAACAAAATTATTTGCAATATCTCGAACAGTTTCACCTTGAGTCAATACTCCATAACCATTTGCAAAATCAACATATGCTTTTTGTTGTGATGTATTTGATAAATCAATAAACAATTGAGTATTAGCTCGTGTAATAAGATTGCCAGATTTGACTGGTGGCCAAATAAAGCCTTTTGCTGTAAAGTTTAAATCCCAAATAATTAAACGAGTTGTTCCATCAGCATCAACTCCCTCATAATCAACTGTAGATGATACGGAATTTAATATAATTGGAACGGTATATTTTTGATTCATCGATGGAATAAAATCCACAACAACACTAAAATCTGGTGTAAAGAATGGTAATATCTGTTCTAATATTTGAGTACCATCTTCAGTATTACGAACATACACAGATAAAGAAAATTCATAATTATATGGAACAGGAACAAATTGTGTTTTTACAGTCGAGTCTGTTTCACCTGCAAAGTTACGTAATGTTGAAACTTGTTTACGACTTGTATCGTATTCCAAATTTTCCAAATTAAAAGACATTCGAGGAACAAGAGTGTTGATTGTCTTAATTAAATTTGGGTCAGATGTTATTCGTGTTAGATATCTTTCTTTTGAACCATAAGAAAGTGGTACTTTTAGTTTTTCTTTTGGTGTACCTGCTTGAGTATAACGAACAATTTCAAGGTCGTTAAAAAGTGTACCAAAAGTTACGACCATCTTTCGAATGGTGCGATGATAAAACTGTGCGTTACCTAACATTATGGCTCACCAAAAGGATTTGTTTCTGAAAAATCAATAATACCATCTGATGCTGCCTCAATACGAGCATTATCAATGATATCTTCAAATGCATTATTTTGTGTTTCCGTATCAGAAACTAATGTGATACTCCAATTTGCTCCTGATGTATTTCCTTTTACAGCCGAAGTGTCCACAAAACTACCTTGTGTTCTGTAAATGTCAATATGTGTATTTGGAACAAAATCAAGAACAAGTGCTTGTGCTGTTGATGTAGCAAGAGTGGAACCCTGATAAACTATTTCATCATTAACAAACTTACCTGTACCGCCAGCAGCAAGAGATATACGAGTTCTTGGATAATATGCTCTTATATTGTTATCAATCTCAGCAACTCCAGTTTCAATAATTTCCGAAGAAAACACATATTGTTTCATTTTTAATGCATATACGTATACGTTGCCGCCACGACCACGACCTAAAGTATAATACATTGCTTGATTACTTTCATGTTCAACATAAGTAATCTCATACAGTCCAGTCATCATTGGAATATAAATTAAATCACCTTCACGTGGACGAGTCAATCCATTCACAGCATAACGGAAACGCAATCTTGAAACTAGAAAAGTAATCTCATCACGAATCTCTAAACCAAATTTGGAAATAAAATCACCTTCACCTTCCATTCCAGTAACATTTTCAAGATACATTTCAATAGGGCAAGCTGTACGATATTCTTTGAGAACGTCTTCGCCAAATAAGTAATCTACTTCATCTCTTGTAGTTCTTGGTAAATAATATACATCCAATCCGTATATTTTAAGTGCTTCAATAACCAAATCTTCCACCAATAACTGTTCTGGAGTAACGGAATTACCATTACCTAAACGAGATGGAAAAGGATTAAAATAAAAATTAGTAGCCACAATTATCCTATAAATATTTCAGAAGGTAATGAACCCATTTGGTACATTTCTTCTTCCATAGTTTTAAGCTCTTCTTCAGCTTCTTCATATATTTTTTGACCATTCAATGTCACACCACCCGGCATTTGAATACCTTCAAACTTTTTCAAATTATTACCCCACTGTTGTTTGATTTTTGCAGTAGCATATTTTTTTAGAAAACGGTCATTGTAAATATCTGTTAAACCATCAATTGTCACAGTCGAAGCTGTATGCGTTTGTGTTGGTGGTGAAGCTAAAGTTAAACTTGTTGGTGAAGCGATGTTCTTTACTTGAACAGATTCTCCCCCAATATTGATAAAATCAAATGGAACAATTTCTTGGTCAAATTTTGTTCCTGTTCCTACGATTGTATTTGATGATGGACTACCTGCAACTGTACCAGTTAGAGTTACAGTATCTGGACTTAAAACACGATAACATTCCACAATAACATAATCTCCAGGCTCAACGTCACGTGTCCAGTCAATGTCTAAGAATACTTTGTTTTGATGACGATTGAAACGAAACTGTGGAGTTCCTGAGAATAAAAGATTTAATGTACGTAAATGTTGCATTGTAATTTCATATGACACATATGATACTGATGTAAAGTCATATAAGTCATGTAAACGTAACTGATAACGCAAATCAAACATATTGATTGACGCATTTGATTGGTCAAATGGAAATATTCCAATAACAAACTGAACGGCATCAGGACAATAAATCCATTGACGTTCAATGTCTGCTTGTGTGATTTGATGTTTCATGAACAGTTTTTCTGTTCCATCATAATGGTAATCACGCCAAAAAGATATTGCATCATCAATACGGTCTTCCACTTGGTCATCATCAACATTAATTTCGATAACCGGAAAACCTAGCTTGCGTAGGCAATATTCTTTAAATTGTTGTCTTGTACTTATTTTTGCCATTTTTCGTTAGTTATCTTTGATGTTTGATTTATTGTTTCTAATAAAACTTGTTGACTATTTTCATTTGCCTTTACCATCTCATTTCTAAAGCTCTCAATCGCAGCACCTGTTTGTCTTTGTTGTTGACTATTTTCTACTAGTAAAACAGGAAACCAAGTTATTGCACAATTCCATTCGTCAATTTCAGCTCCAGTATTTGGATTAGTACCTCTAATCTGAGTGAACCAACTGCACTGAATACCAATACAGTCTTTTTTAATTAACGGACAAAAATTACCAGGTTTAATTTGCATAGTATCTCCATTATCAAGCCCACTGTGGATCTGGTACCACTGGCCAATCTATTTCACCACCAACAGGATTAAAAAATATCTGACGAATCAATGTTCTATAAGCGTCAAAATCTGATTTATTTAGTATGTTGACATCAGGAAGATAAACATAGTCTGTCATGAACAATTTTACTCTAGCTATTTCTTTATTGTCTTCAGCGGTATTTACATATGGTTGTTTACGTATTTCGTCTTTTTCTAACCACTCTTCAACCAGAGGTAAATATTCATCAACAGATGTTATTCTGGTATTTGGAGGAGTAACTTCATTTTCGTCTTTTGAATGCTGTAATTCACCGTAGCCTCTTGGGCCATACCAGTGAACGAAAGTAATATCAGAAGGCATTGTATTACTTAAATCGAATCCGTCAATGCAGTCACCATTTAAACAAACCACGCCATCTTCTTTTACAAGAGTTAAATTATAATCGTTTATGTTAATCATGTTAATCCTTCGTTGCTATAATTACATCAACATACTGAACAGCAAAATCCATTGCTGTTCCAGTAAATGAACCTGACCATGATGGATTTGTAAAACCGTGACCGTGTACCGAACCCGAACCTGTTCCAAGTGTGGGTGATGTCGCAGTTCTGTTTGTAGTACCAGTAGCGGAACCACCAATACGTGTACCGGTTGTAGTCATCGTTGCAACGGATGACATTAATTGTTCGGTGTGTGCGTGAGATGCTAATTGTGCTTCTGTTAGACCCGAATCGGAAACAGCACCACCCGAGTTAGTACCAGAAACAGTACCAGCCGGTGTTCTACTTGTAAACACTGAAGTAAAGTTTGTTGTACCTCCACTACTAGCAGTTCCAGTAACTACTCGTAATGCTTTATTATCATGTGTTGTTGATTTTGTCCAACCAGTTGGTGCTGTCGTTTGAACAAATAACATAGCAGTTCCACTAGGAAAAACAACAGCACTATTTGCCACAGAAAAAGCTGCATTTGCTTGAATGAATCCTGAATTAGCATGAACGAATGCAGCATTGGCTTGAGTAAATCCTGAGTTTGCATGATTGAATGCAGCATTAGTAAGTGCAAAAGAAGTATTGGCTTGAATGAATCCTGAATTAGCGTGATCAAATGCAGCATTGGCTTGAATGAATCCTGAATTAGCGTGATCAAATGCAGCATTGGCTTGAATGAAACCAGAGTTTGCTACAATAAACCCTGCATTTGCAAAAATAAATGTTGAGTTCGCATAATCAAATGCTGCATTAGCATGTATTCCAGATAAATCTACACCAAATGTTATTTCTTTAGTTGTTGAGTTGTAGTATAATACATCATCAGAACTCACGTTTCTCAATGGATCAACAAAGAACCCAGTTGTAGTAGAATCTAATTGTCCATTAGCGGAAATAATAATACTGTTATCATTTTGATTTAGATATCCGGCACCCACGCCGATAGCAATAGCACTATTACCTTGATTTGTTTGGCCTGCCACTGCGCCAATAGCAATTGCCTGGTAACCTTGATTCATTTCGCCTGCAAATCCACCAATTGCTACTGAGTTTTCACCCTGTGTACCTGCGCCTGCATAGTAGCCAATGGATACTGCGGTATTACCTTGAGTGGTTTCACCGGCTGCGGATCCAATAGCAATGGCACTCTCTCTTTGACCTACAGATCCCGCACTGGATCCAATCGCCACCGTGCCTACACCTTGAACTTGTTGACCCGCATTATAACCAATTGCGGTAGCAAACTGTCCTTGGAGAAGTTGACCTGCATTATAACCAACTGCAATTGCCTGGCTACCTTGGTCTTGATATGCTGCGCCGACTCCTAACGCAGTACCATAAGCTCCCTGGTTACTGAACCCTGCTTCTTGGCCAATAGCAATGGCATAAGTACCTTGATTGTCACTACCTGCGCCAGCGCCAACTGCTGTAGCGTATTGTCCTTGGTTATTGGCTGTGGAACCAATAGCAATATTAGATAATGATTCCAAATAAATTTTTACGTCAGTATTACTATATGTTACAGATGCAATTGTGATTGTTTTTGTGCCAGAGTTTGTATTGATGATAATATTATTACCAGCAGTAATAGTTAATGTGTCTGTATTACTTGCTGGTGTTATACTGACACTATTTGCGGATATTGTTGTAAACCCTGTTTGTACTACACCGTTTGCTTTATTAAATGCGGAATTTGCATGTATGAATGCGCCATTAGCTAATGTGAACGCAGCATTTGCATGTATGAATGCACCATTGGCTACTGTAAATGCACTGTTGGCATATTCACCTGTTGCATTCTGAGATTGATAAGCAGAATTTGCGTGAATAAACGCAGAGTTAGACTGAATGAATCCAGAGTTTGCGTGTTTGAAACTTGCGATTGCTAAATTTTCTGCAATATTGGCAGTTGCAAATCCTGCTTTAGCTTGTTCGTTTGTACTGTTGGCAAGATTTGCACCAATAGGATAAAACTCTTTTTCATATGCTTCGAAAGTGTTATATACTGCCCATGAGTTGGCAGTTTTATTTGCAAGAAGAATATGGCCAG